AGATTCAGAGGAAGGGCTTTCAGAACCACGTGCGGCACCTGCAACTGCAAATGCAACTGCACCTGCAACTACAACGGGGGGATGGGCCATGCCATCAGCCATCCCATGGCCCATCCCATGAGCGTCGTCCTGACCTGCACCGTTACCGGGACCGTCGGGCGGGGCGTCGCACATGATCGAAGCCAGCTCATCGAGCCGATCCTGAGTCCGCACAGCCTCAGCAGCCATGCGCTCGTTGTTCGCCGGGACAGCCAGCTTCGGCAGCCGCACCAACTCCTGGCCGAGCGCCGACCGCAGACGATCCGACTCCACCTCGGACGCCTCACGGAGCGCGTTCGCCATCATCCGGATGTGCTTGTAGACCGTCGCCCGGCGGATGAACGCCCGGACCAGAACCTCCTCAGTCTCGGCATCCACGACGATGAACCCGGCGTCGTCCAACTCCTCGAGCGCGGCATCCAGCCGATCCGGCGACAGGTCCCGAGCGAGCCGTGTCCACTTCCGCAGAGTCAGCGACAGCACGCCGGCCGAGTTGCGGTCGGGGTGTGACAGCAGCAGCAGATAGATGTGCTGGGCGTCCATCGACAGGGCTCGCCAGTCCTCGTCGGACCAGATCGAGCGCAGCAGCGGGGCGAAGTCGTGGGCCATCAGACGGCGCCATGCTTGTTGCGCTGGTGGCGGCGCATCTTGTCCTTGCGCGTGACGGTTCCGCAGATCTCGCAGGACACCTTTGTGGCGCGCTCGGCAGTCGTGCCCCAGCCGTGCCGCTCACACTTGCGGCGCTGGTTCTCGGCCAAGGTGACGGGCTCAAGGTGGTCCGGGTTGACGCAGGACCTCGTGTTGCAGAGGTGGTCGATGGTGAGTTGGTCAGTCAGCCCATGGCCGGTGAACGCGACCCAAGCGACCCGATGCGCCAAGAGTGAGGCCCGGCCGCTCCGGCGAAGGAGTCCATAGCCGTTCTGGTGTCGCCCGCCCAGCCACGGCCAGCACTCGTCGGGCAGCCCCGGCTCGAACTTGGTGACGAAGCGGTCTAGAAGTGGGGCGACGTCATGCGGCGTGAGGTCATTCGCGCGCCAGCCCCGCTTGTTTCCATCTGCATCGGATGGGAGCATGATGCTCACAGCCGACCCCCTCTCATCCAGGTGCGGTCGGTTAGGCCCCGGGTTCAAGTCGGCAGTTACCGCTACCGACTCCGGGGCCGTTTTGCTTCTCCCAGTATGCCTCCTGAGCAGGTCATCTGACAATGCGTAGCGGCTGGTAACGTTGAGTAGCTGACCACTCACAGTCCCTGCGACGTCGCATGTGGTCACGACGCCACCGCCTCTGCGTGCCACCGCTGCTGGTGCCGCCCGAGGCTTGATGCGGCCATGAGCCGCCCACAGTCGCCGCACAGCGCCATCGGCCGCGTCGGGTCGAAGCCTTCCCGCGACTGCACGGGGCCGGCGGTCGTCCAAGCCAGCAGGTTGGACGGGGACTGGTCGGGGTCGACCATCGCGGCGAGGACCACGGCGAGCGCGTCGTGCCGGTTGGCGGGCACGCGGGCGAGGACGTCGGCGACATCCTCCGGACCAAAGTCACGAACGACGCCCACCAGCTCGGCCGCGAGAGGCACGAGGGCCTCCGCTTCGGCCGGGGTCACTCCTCCTCCCCTTCCAGTTCGTAGCCCGAGCCGCCGAGGTACTCCTGCACCGCCGAGATGGGGATGCGGTAATGCCTGTCGGGGCCGACGCGGTAATGCCGCAGCGCCCCCGACTCGAGCAGCCGATAGACCGACATCTTCGAGACGCGCAGGATCTTCGCCACCTCGATCACGGTCAGCTTCTGCTCGCGGAGCTGATCGAACGAGGCCATACGCGCGGCGGTCACGACGTCACCAGCCGCAGCGCCGTCGGGGTGACCAGCTTGTCGGGGCTGGCCGCCTCGGTGTCGTAGCGGCGCAGGTCGTCGGGGACGATCGCGCCCTTGTGCACCAGCCCGAGCATGGCGAGCAGTTCGCGGGCCTCGTCGGGGGTGCGGGCGTTGAGCACCACCACCTTCGCGGCGGGCAAGGTGAGGGAGTAGGTGGCGGTCACGCGGGCTCCTCGGAATCCAGGGCGTCGGCTCGCTTGCGGAGCACCGCTACGGGATCGCAGGCGGACAGGTGCCAGTCGTCCACGCTGTCCGCCGCGGCCCGCAGTTCGGCAGCCACGATCCCGCGCACCGTCGGCAGGAGGGCGTCGGCGGCGGCCTCGCGTGCGTCCAGCTCCACGACGGAGCCGAGCTGCGAGTGCAGAACCGCCGCGAGCTGGTAGGTGGTGGTCATGCGGCGGCCTCCAAGGCGATGTGCTCGAGCAACTGCTGCCCGATGTGCTCTGCGTAGGCGGGAGGGATCGCCTCGGTCATCTCCTTGGGCGTCATCCAGTCGATGCCCATAGCAGCCGGCCAGTGCTCCCGGCCTCCCGCGTTGCCGTAGACCTGCACGACGGTGGACAGCCGCACCTCGCCCTTGGGTCGCCAGCCGGTCCAGTAGCGGGGCTCGGTGTAGCGGTCGTGGGCGCACGGGATGCCGGCCAGTTCGACGTTGGACTCGAACAGCCGATGCCTACGCAGGGGCAGCCCCAGCCCTGTGCCGCAGATGCGGACGGGAGAGCGGAGCTGCTTGCTGGCGTCGGCCACGTTCTCGATCACGTAGGGCTTACCGGTGAACTCGAGCAGGGCGCGTGTCGCGGCGATCAGGTCCGGGTGGTCGTAGGTGCGGCCCAGTGCCCGGTTGACGGCGCCGAGGTTGAGGTAGCCCTGGCACGGCGGGCTGGCGTGGATCACGTCGAACTCGCGCCAATGTGCGGCCAGGTATCCGAGCGCGTCGCCCTGGTGGAACTCGAACGGATAGTTCGGCTGCGGGTCGATGTCCACCCCGACGACATCGAATCCGGCGCGGGCGTATCCCTTTGCGGCGCCGCCAGCGCATGAGAACAGGTCGAGCAGCCGGGGCCTCACGCTGCCGCCTCCACTCGTCGTGCCGGTGCCGGCTGTCCTGCGCGCCAGCGGACGATCGCCTTGTCGGAGGTGCCGAGCGTTGCGGCGATGCGGTTGATGGACAGTCCGCGCCGGTCGAGCAGCGCGAACGCTGCGGCCATCTCGTCGCGGTTGAGCGGCACGGTGCGGTCGCCCTTGCAGGCGCGCTCAACGGCCACGTCATCGATGTCGGGGGTCATGCCAGCTCCTCGCGAATGCAGTTCTCGCAGGCGCACCGGTCGTCGTCGACCAACGCTCGGCGCACGGTCAGGACGCGCTCCCGTTCGGCAGCGAAGGCGTGAGCGATGCGGTACTCAAGCCCGCCGTAACCGCTACCGCTGACCTCCCAGCCCTCGACCAACGCTGCGGCTCGCTCGAAGTCCTGCGCGGTAGTTGATGGGGCGTCATCGGGGGAGACGTCCGACGGGTTCGGCCAGTCGGCGCCGTAGGGCTCCTCAGTGCTCATCGGGCCCACTCCTTCCAGGCGAGTTGGGGCAGCGCGAAGGCCAGCCACGTCGTGTACGACCAGGCACGCCACGGCATGACGGCGACCGCGAGCAGGCGTTCGGTCATCACACCCACCACCGGATGTAGGAGCCGGGGACGGACGCGAACTTCTCGGCCAGTTCGGCGGTCGTCCGCAGGTATCGCAACGCACCGTCGTAGTCGCCCCAGCCGTTTGCGGGGCTCATCTCCTCGAGTCGGTGCCGCTCCGCCTCCATCACGGCGACTGCCTTGGCGAGCACAGGCGCCACGCGATCGCACGTCCATCCGTCGGTGTCTGACAGGCGCATCGGCTGCTCAGTTACGAGGGACATGCACCAGCGCCACATGGGGGAGACGTTCGACGTGTAGTTGCCGATTTCGGCAAGCGTGTGCGCCTCGTCCTGGCCGGGGATGGGTAGCTCTATCCAGCCGTCGTAGCTCATCGCGCACCCGCCGTGGGCAGGTGACGCTCGGTGGCGTGCCGGTGGGCGTGGAGCTGCTGCACCCGAACGATGGCGGCGTGCATGGCCGCCTCGGGCACGTTGGGGATCTCGGTGCGCTGGCAGGACGGGCAACTCCACCGATCTGGGGGCGTCATGCCGATCACGCGGCACGCTCCTGGGCTCGCTGACACAGTGCCTCGTAGTCATCCGTGGACAGGAGAACGTGACCGATCCCCGGGTCGCCCGATGGGGGCTCGATCCAGATGGCACCCAGAGACGCTCCGGTCTCAGCCTTCGTGTCCTCCAGTTCGCGGAGCCATGCTGCGATCAGGAGTTCGAACAGGTCTTCGGTCTCCGAGGGGATGGGCGAGCCGGTCCAGGCCGGCGGGGCGCCCAGGTATGCCGCGGCACGGCGGAGCATTGCCGCTGAGTCGTGCGCAGCACCAAGCAACTTGTGATTGCACCGAGTACAGAGGAGCCCGCGGACCTTGCCGGTGTCGTGGTCGTGGTCGACCGACAGACGCCTCGACTTCGGCTTGGCCTGGCAGATGGCGCAGCGTCCGTCCTGCAAGTCCAGTAGGGCCACGTACTCCTCAAGTGAGAGTCCGTACGTGCGCTTGAGCATCTGCTCGTGCAGGTAGATCGAGTTGCACGGGCGGCAGTAGTTGGCCTTGCGGTTCTTCTTCTCGGAGAACTCCGCCACAGCTCGGTACTCCTGGCATCGGGCGCACCACCGGGTTCCATCCGGGGCGGGCTGCCGACCGATGGCGCCGACCGCCTGCTTCCCCTCCTTCTTGCGGCGTAGGCGCTCCTCGTACTGCTTCTGGAGGATGAGGGGCTTGCGCGTCTCCTCGCAGGAGTCGCAGACCCGTCGCCCCCGACCCGGCTCCTTGGGCCCACCGCAGTAGATGCACGGTGCCTTGGCCTTGGCGGCGCTCATGCGGGCCACCGGTCCCACGAGTCATCCTCGGTCAGCACGTCCGGCGGTGGTTCGCTGCCGACCCACCCCGGCATCTCGCTGGCTAGGCGCGGACGCCGGGCACACTCCTGCTGCTCGCGCCGGTCGGCCATCTGCCGGTCGAAGCGCAGGGGCTGCCCGTATCCGGCGTTGCTGACGCTGATCGGCGGGCGACCGGGGCCCACCCACAGGACGAAGAACGGTCGGCGGCTCACTGGTCGGCTCCGGGCAGCGTGGGCTCGGCGGCGGCTTCCTTGAGTTCTGCGCGGCGGGCGGTGACGACGGCCTTGACCGCGTCCAACTCGTCGCCGGTCAACCCAGCGGCAGCACGGGCGACGGCATCCAGGTCGGCGTTGTTCCGGGCCTCCTGCGCGTTCTCGATCAGCGCCTCGGCGTTCGGCTTGACCTGCTTCGGCGGGTTGACCGGCAGGATGGTGGCCGGCTCCGAAGCGAGGGGGCGCACCTCGTGGGTTGCCTTCTTGCCCCGCGTCTCGGTCAGCGCGAACTTGAGCGGCTTGCTGATGTGGGACAGGTGGCTCACCCTGATGCCACCGACGGCCTGCCCGCCGAACTTCACCGTCTCTTCGCGGTACAGGGTCATGCGACGCCCGACGTAGGCGTCCCCCTCCTTGCCCCACGCGAGGATCAGGACCCGGCGCACCGTCTTGCTGGGCTTGAAGGGGCGGCCCGGGAACTCGGCCAAGTGCACGTCGACCGGCTGGTCCTCCGACCCGGTCAGACGAACCTCCGTGACGGTGAAGGTGCGCGGGCCGCTCAGCAGGTCATCGGCGTTGAGCTGGTCGGACTTCGGAACGATGGTGTCGGTCAGATCCACGTCACACCTCCATGTATTGGTCGGCCAGCCATGCCGGCGGGGCGACGAGTTCGATGCCGGACGAGTAGCCGGGCCACTCGTTGCGGGCGGTGCAGTCGGCGAACAGGGCGCACGCCTGGTCGACCCGCTCGCGGCCGATGAGCAGGGCGACGCTGTCCAGCTCGTGGACGGTCACGAGGTAGGGCGCGGTCGTCTCCTGCGCGATGAACAGGAAGGTGACCTCCTCGGCCAGCTCGAGCGCCTTGATCGCGTCCGTGTAGAACACGGCCTGCACGTCGTAGCCGAACTCGAAGATCGACCTGGCGAACGCCCGCGGCTCAGCACTGCGGGTCGTCTTGTAGTCCGGCACGATCAGCCGGCCATCGGACGAGGTGTTGGGCAGCCAGTCGAAGCGGGCGCGCCGGTCGATGCCGTGCCGCGCGTCGTGCCAGAACGCGGACACCTCGGGCCGCCCATGCTCCGGGTCGAGCAGCGAGGCGGCGAGCGGGTGCTCACGGATCGCCAGGGCCATGCGGTCGATGCGGGCCTTCTCCCCCAGGAGGAGCGGCACCTTGCCCTCGGCGTAGATGGCGTCGCGGTGCTCCTGCGCGCTCTTGGTCGTGTAGTCGTCGGCCGGCACGGACTGCTTGTCGCGGGTCGTCTTGTGCACGACCACGGCCTCCATGCCGGTGCCGAGGACGGCGGCGTGTGCTGCGTGGCCGACGTCGAAGGCCCGCTTGTTGGGTCGGCCGCCGTTGTCCCGGTCGTGCTTGAACAGGGCGGGGCAGCCGGGGGGCAGGAGCCGCTTGGCGCCGGACGCGGAGAGGGCCGGGTCGCGGTGGTAGGCCAGCTCATCGAACTCGGGGTAGAGACCCGGGGCGGTCATGCCTTCACCTCGGCGGGAATGTGCGCCCAGGTGAGGCCCTTGACGATGCTCTGGATCGCTCCCCGACTGACGCCGTACTCGCGCGCTAGGCCGGAGACCGTCTCGCCGTCCGCACGGCGGCGGCGGATGGCGATGACTGCGGACTCCGTCAGCACGGCCCGACCCGCGCGCTCGCCGCGAGCCTGACCCTTGCGAGGAACGCCTTCCATGCGCCTCGTCCAGGCGGCGCGCTCTCGCTCGCGGTGGCAGGTCCTGCACTCCCGCCGACCGTTGCCGTAGTCCTTGAAGCGGGTGTTCTCCGAGGTGAACTCGTGGCCGCGAATGCAGTGCGTCTTGTACGAGTCCAGTTGGTGTGACGCGTTCTCCGACAGGGTCAAGAGGCGCAGATGTTCGGGGTTCACACACGGCGGGTTGAAGCACCAGTGATCAACGGTGAGGCCGTCGGGAATCGGCCCAACGTGCATCTCGTACGACAGGCGGTGGGCACCAACCGGACGCTTGTATCGGCTGCGCACGGTCGCCTGCCCGTAGCCGGCCGCCCCGCGGGACAGGCGCCACTCCCAGCAGCCTTCTTCTGTCACCACAGTGCGAGTGGCGAAGTAGGGGTTCACTTGGCGCCCCCTTCGGGGAGGCGTAGACGCGCACATCCGCAGGCCGCCATGAAGCACTGACCCTCGCCGCGCCCGTGCTGCGCCTTGCTGTGCGAGCAGAGGCAGCGGTTTCCGACCGGAACGACGTTCTCGGTGCGGAGGCGGGTGGTGAGGGTCCGGTACTCCTCGTCGCGCACCACGAGCTGGTCGGCGAGTTCGCGGGCCAGGTCCTCGGTGGGGATCGGGACGCCTAGGAAGCTGTAGCGGGGGTCGGTCATCGGACGTACGCCCGCTTGAGCAGTTCCTGGCGCACGTCCTCGCGCTCCGTGGCGTTGAGCCCGCTGCTCTTGCTCGGGTAGCCGAGCAGCCCGCTCAGTTCGTCGCGGGCCTGCGACAGCTCCTCACGGAGAATGGCGGCTGCCTTGGCGCGGCGGTCCGCTTCCTGCTGGGCGTCCTGGTGCTGACGCTCCAGGTCGACCACGCGGTGGACGGCGATGATGCGCGGGTCGGGCTCCGAGGCCGCGACGTCGGGGAAATCGTGATCGGTCACAGGAGGCTCCAAAGGATCTGCGCCGCGAGGAGCAGTGCGATAAGGGCAGTGAGGGCCAGCCACCAAGCGGTGTCGGTGGGGCGGGGAGGTTGTGCGCGTCGGGCGGGGGGCTCTTCCCCAGCCACCCCGACCGACGGCGTCTTGGGGTTGGGCATCAGCGCCCACATGGCGGTCATCGCCGCTTCTCCGCCCAGAGCATGAGCAGGATGACGATCAGTGCCAGCGCACACGGAGTCATCGCCCCGAGGAGGAACGCCTGGTCGGCCCTCACGACAGGCCCGCAAGCTCGGAGATGGAGTCCTCGACCATGTCCACGAGCAGGCGGACACCTTTGACGGCGCCGACGACGGTGAGCACGACGGCCCAGATCGCCTGCGAGGCGGCGTAGCGGGTCATGCCGTGCGCCGCAGGTCGTCAGCGATCACCCAGAAGCGGGCGTCGACGTCGCCGAGGACGTCGGTGTTCTCCACGGCCCAGTCCGTCAGCTCACAGCCGCACTCGCAGTGCTCGGTGAGGTTGACGTACTGGCCGCCGCGCTTGATGGAGCGGCCGACCCAGACGGCGACGATTCCCGACGACAGAATCCAGGCGGTGCCGAGAAGACCCATGGTGATCATCGCTGCCCCTCGACGGCGGGCGCGTCCATCGGGGTGGACGGCACGGCGGACAGGGCCAGGCAGCCGAAGACGACACCGAGGCCGGCCAGGGCGCTGCGGAGGCGGGGGAACCGGGGGCCTCGCTCGTAGCGGGCGACGGTCGGCACCTCGGGGCGCGGCTCCCACCAGGCGAGTTCCTGCGTGTACTGCTCCTCGACGGGCCAGCCTCTGCGGAGTGCGCTGAGTTCCGTGGTGCCGGAATCCGGCGTCCACGCGATGTACGGGTGCATGTCGTACCCTCCTGTTGTTGTTGAGGCGCCGTCCCCGGTCCTGGCGAGGTCGAGGGGGCGGCGTTCTTCTTTGCCTGGGCGTCAGGCGGCGTTGCGGACGTTGTAACGAGGCCGCTCGGCTTGGATGGCCTTGTTCTCTTCGGCGAACGCCACCCAGCGGTTCGGATAGATCTTGATTGCGATCTTCTCGACCTCTCGGAACCACGGGGTGCGGTTCACGTGGACGCGCCAGCGCTTGTAGAGGTCGCTACTCGCTCCGATGTAGAGCAGCGAGCCCTCCCAGTCGAAGCAGCGGTAGACCACGTGCCGACCGCGCCAGTAGTCGCGCATCGGGCTAACGGACCGCCCCATCAGGCGGCACCGAGCTTGAGAGCCGCCATGAGGTCGCCCCGGCGGTAGCGGCGCTGGTTGGTGATGGTGCGATGGGCTGGGAGTAGTCCCGCCCGGTCCCATCGCTGCAGGGTGCTTACGGAGACCCCGATCAGGGCTGCCGCTTCACCCACAGAGAGCATCTTTTCGGGGTCCTGCGTACCGCCTGCCGTTCCCCCGTATGTATCCATGTCAGGCATACGCAGACCGTGCCATGCGTCACCCGATGAGGGCAAGCTGACTACGGCGTGTCGCCTCATCTAGCGAATGGATGCGTATCTCTTGACACCCATGCACACCCGCAGCACCATCTCCCCCATGAGCGACGTGCCGCAGTGGACCTTGGCCGACCGGCTGAGGAAGATCCGCCGCGATCGACACCTCACCCAGGAGCAGATCGCCCGCGAGCTAGGCATCAAGGGAGTCACGTGGTCCGCATGGGAAGCCGGTCGCACCCGGCCGCATGACGTGGTGGAGCTGGCCGGGCTGATCGAGCAGCGGTTCGGAGTGCCGGCGGCCTGGACGCTCGGCGTGCTGAACCAGTCGACTCCCGCGCCGCGCAAGGCCGTGGACAACGGCACGGTCCAGTGGGGGCGCCGTCAGAGTGACTACATGAGCGCGCGCATGGCGACGGCCTAGACCCCTAGCTTCCGCCCGTAACCCCGGCGGACGAGCGGCCCCCGCCTCCCTGACGAGGTGGGGGCCGTTTCGCGTGCCCGGAAACTTCTTCCGTAGCGCGCTTGACACTATCCCCGTAGCGCGCTACATTTCTCCCATGACCACGACGCAGAGCATCGAGACCGCCCGCACCGCCAAGGCCGCCGCAGTCGCAGCGCTCGCCAAGGCCGCCCCCCGCACCAAGAAGGCCGCTCTCCTCGCCGTCGAGGACGCCGACATGAACCTGAACATCGCCATCCGCCAGCACGAGCAGGCCGTGCGCGCCGCCAACCCCACCGCCACCGAGGCTGAGATTCAGCAGATCGTGCGGGCCGCCTGATGGCCACGCAGGCGACCGCGGACCTGCTGCGGCACTACCGCGAGATGGTGAAGACGACGGAGCGGCAGCTCGCCCGCGACATCCATGAGGACATCGCGGCCGGGAAGCCGGTCACGCAGATTGCCAAGGACGCCGGCCTCAGCCGGGAGCGCATCTACCAGATCAGGGACGGACGACGATGAGCGACAAGAAGCCCAACGCGGGCGAGGAGCTGGACGCGATCATGCGCGACCTGGACGCGACGACGAAGGCGTGGGCCGCTGCCGGGCACGAGTACGACGGCCCGGAGGCTGAGGCGCGCGAGGCCGTGTTCGCCCGTCTCAAGGCGTGGAACAAGGCGCGGTCGTGAAGCCGCATCCCGAGCTGCCGGACCCGGGCAACGGGCGCCGCTGGGGCTGGGAGCAGATCGCCACGAACCCGATGCGACCGCGGTCGAAGACGTGGTTCGCAACGCTGTTCTCCCGACAGGGGCACGTGCTCGGCTACATCGGCGAATACCCGGAGTACGGGTGGAGCGGCACGATCAAGACCAGGCGCAAGACGGTAGGCGCTGGCCTCGTGCCGGGCGCGTGGGGCTCGGCCGAGGTCGCCGCCGAGATGCTGCTCCGACGACTCAGGGACAAGCGATGACCGAGCTGACGTTCTGCCACGAGGGGGAGTCGCGGCCGGTTGAGGTCGGCACTCCGGTGTACGACAGTGACGGTCAACTGGTCGCCCGTGTGACCGCCGTTGACCCGGACGGCACGATCACGATCGGCGCTCCCTCAACGTGGTGCGCGTGCGGGCACGTCGAGGACGACCACGACCCCGACGACGGCTGTGGCGCGTGCGCTATGGCGATGGTCGGCCCGTGCCACACCTTCCGGCCGCAGTCGTGAGCGACGTCCGCCCGTGGTACGCCTGCACGGGCGACCCGTGCACCTGCCCTAAGCCGGTGTCGATCGACTACCGGGTGGCGAAGCTCGAGCGCATCCGGGAGTTCGTGGACGGCTTCGCGGAGCGCGGTGGGGGCAAGGTGTCGGCCACCGACGAGTTGTGGATCATGTCGATCCGCCGACTGTTGGACGAGCCGTGAGCGGCTGCTACACGTGCGGCGGTGGCATGGGCAGGCACGACCCGATCGCGCACGACCAAGGGGAACCCTGCGAGCACGAGTGGATTGAGCAGGGCGGCCCGGGTGACGAGTGGCGCGAGTGCGACCTCTGCGGGCTGATCGAGGACTGATCTAGCCACGGCGCGTCGCCCCTGACCCGGCGGCCCGCCGTGGTAGACAACCCCTTAGACAGCGCTGAGGCCGGACCCGTGTAGGAGCGGAATCCGGCCTCCCCGAAAGGGAGCGGCGCTGGCGGAGGGCGAGTCACACCGCGCGGCTACTGCTGTTCGGGCGCACCACGAGTGTGCCTCATGTTGCTGCGATTGTCAGCACGAACCTCCGCACCGGGCGTCCCAGGGGCAGCCGTCCAAGGTTCTGGTCCTCCTCCGACTTGTCACCGGAGGTCGCCCGTCAGATGGGCAACTCAGACGTCTGCGCTTGACGAGGGCGTCGCGCGGGCTGGCGTACAGCGGTTGGGTTCCGGGTCTTCCGTGCTCACCTACTGGTGCACGTTGCTCTTGGCCTACGGCGGGTGACCGCGCGGGTTCGTTGCCTTGATGCCTCGGAGCGGAGCGGAGAGGCGGCAAGGCGCCGCTGGGGGTCCGGGGCGCGCGTGCGCCCTGGGTAGAAAGAAGGCACGCGCGGAGCGCGTACCTCAGGGGGAGCGCTGGCAGCGATGTTCGCACGCGGGTCTGACAGTTTCAGATCGCGGCGCGTCCTGTGTTGCGTTTGTAGCACGCACTGTCATACAGTCAGGCCATGCCAGAGACGCCAGCCCGGTCGATCCGGATCCCCGATGAGGTGTGGATTCCCGCCCTCGACACAGCACTGAGACGGGGCGAGAAGGTCCCGCAGATCGTCACGGAAGCCCTCCGCCGCTACGTGAAGCGGCACATGTCAGACCTGCCTGCTAAGGAGCAATCGTGACCACCGGAGAGATCGCCAACCCCTACACGATCCGGTGCCCGCTCCGCCACTGCGAGGCAGCCACCGTCGTCGTGCGGAACGCGCAGGCGCCGACCGTAGCCGAGAACGCGGCCTACCTCGCACACCTCGCCACCCACCGAGACAAGTTCTTCGAGCTGTACGTGATGGCAAAGGTCGCCTCTGAGGGCGCACGGTGACCGCCAGCCAGCGAGCCCGCACGTTCGACCTGCCGCCGTCGGTGGTCGACCACCTCACCCCCGCCGACCGCACGTGGCTGTGGCTCCCGTCGCTGCCGCTGTCCGCGCACGACGAGCTGAACGCCCGCGACCAGCTCGACGCCTGGGACGCGCTCGCCGGCCGTCTGCTGCGGGGCGCCATGTTCGGTGACGGTGGGCGCGGGCTGCGGAAGTGTGCCGAGGCGGTGGCTGCGGTCGCTGAGGACCTGAACGTGTACCTGGACGGGCCAAGGCTGTAGAACGCAGAAAGGCGCCCCACCCGCCCGGTGTGGGCAGGTGGGGCGCTGGCGGTGCGGGGTGTGGCCGAGTCGCCGCCTTAGAAGCCCAACAGCAGGGGCAGGCGGAACTGAGACGCCGTCACCGAGGGGGTGGTGGACGGCAGTGGATGCTGACTGGACCCCTGGTAACTCTGAGCCGCAAACAGCGTGCCGGCGGGACCACTGAGGCCGGTGAAGGCGGCGGTCGTGTTGTCGCACGACATCGCAAGGAAGTCTCCCGGCTCCACGGTGACGGTCTGCCCGAGGGAGATGTCCGCGGTGCCGACCGCCGGGCAAGCCACGGTTGCCGCAGCCAGTTGCGTCCCGGGGACGGCGGCCAGTCCGTTGCCGGACCGGCGGTAGACGCCCACCGAGATGTTCCCGGACGAAGTGGTCACGGCGAGCCGGATGCTGCTGACAGTGCCACCGCTCAACGCCCTAACGTAGCGGGCATCGTTGGCCGCACCCCAGGCGACGGCCAAGGTGGGGGTGTTGAGCGCCGTCGTGACGAAGCCGAACTGCAGCGCGTCGCGGTGGACGTGTGCGGCCTGGTCGACCCAGTTCGTGCCGTCGTAGACGAACTGGTATTCGGTGCGGCTGTTGGGGGTGACATTGATCGGACGGGTGGTGATGAACGCCGAGTTGAAGGTCACCTGCCGTCCGCCGGTGGCGTCCTGGATGAGATCCAGGGCCAGCCGCTGCCCGACGTGCTGCTCGATGGGCTTGCTGATCGCCACGTCCCCGGTGAGCGTCATCCGCTGGACGCCGCCGAGGTATGCGTTCGGTGTCCAGGATGCCGTGTACGTGTTGAGGTGCAGCCCGTTCGCGTTGCCGATCTGGATGTCGTTGTCCACGGCACTCTGCGCGGTGGGCGACAGGCGGGCGAGGCGGTGGCTCGCCGCAGTGAGGATTATCCGGTTCCCGGTGATACCGCTCGTACTGGTGCCCGAGAAGGAGATGGCCCATGCCTGATCGGGGCTGCCGCTGACGCTGCGGTCCATCGCGGTGCCGATCACCGTGTTGTTGCTGGCGTTGTTGCCGAAGAAGAAGCCGGCCTTGTCCAGCCCGGTGGTGGCGTGCAGCCGGTTGTTCGAGTCGGCGGTGCATCCGGCGAGGGTGTTGAGGTTCGACGTGATGGCGAAGCCGCTGCCGTAGTTGTCCTGCGCCTCACAGCCGGCCAGCTCCGTGCGGTCGGCGTTGATCGAGAACCCGTTGGCCCCAGTGTAGTCCAGTCGCCCGCTGTACCAGGTCTTGCACCCGATGAACTGGTTGTTCGACGAGTTGACCTGGATGCCGTCGAGCCCGTTGTCGCCGGCCACACAGGCGGTGTACCGGCTGTCCGGACAGTTGACGTTGAAGCCCCGGCCGTCGTTGAGCCAGCAGTAGATGTTGGTCAGGTGGTTCTCGCCGCGGCCACTGATGTAGAAGCCGTCGGTGAGAAACCCCGTGATGTAGAGGTCGAGGAAGCGGTGGTTCGGGTCGTGCTGCCCTAGCGTGTTGGCGCCGAACTGCGCGGAGGCGTCGGTGCTGCCGACGTAGCGGATCCCGGAACTGCTGCCGGTCTGGTTGGCCTTGTTGCCGTCGAGGGTGAGGAAGCGGAGTGCAGTCTCCCCGACGGTGAGCGAGTCGAGCACGAACATGTCCGTGTTCGTGCTGGCCTTTAGGGTGAGCCGGGAGTGTCGGCCGACCCCTTCGACGGTGACCCGGGACTTCATCCGCAACTGGCCGACGACGTACTGGCCGGCGGGGACAAACACGATCCCGCCGCCGAAGCCCTGGCCGTTGGGACGGTTCGACGCAGCCGCGTCGATCGCCGCCTGGAAAGCGGCGGTGTCGTTCGTGGCGCCGTCCCCGACCGCGCCGAACTGGCGAACATCGAAGCTCGCTCGCGGCTGGGTAGCCCACTTGCTCATGGGGCGACTACGACATAGTGCATGGATCCGCTGAGGGCCAGTGATGCGGCGGCGACGCTGGCCGGCAGGTCGTTCTGGCCGGAGAGGGCTGCCGCCTTGCGGGGCGAGACGGCCAGCTCGGCGCCGCTGGTGAACCCTGTGCCAGCGAAGGATGGCGCGGTCGCCGCGGTGACCACGATGATCCCAAGGGCGTACCGCTGACCGGCGACCTTCTGGTACGGGGTGGTGACCGACCGGGTGTAGGCCGTGTTGACCGCCGCGAACAGGGTGGTGTCGTTGGCGGTGGAGGCAACCAGCGTCAGGGCACCGTCGGCCGCGACGGAGTACAGCCCGACCCGGCAGACGGTGGGCGTTGCGGCGGCCGCCGTGGACCCGGTCGCCAGGCGGATCTGGTTGACCGTCTCGGTCTTCCGGGCGATGAAGTAGGTGAACCGCATCTGCCCGGAGACGACGGGGTAGCTGCCTTCCGCCGAGGTGCGGGGCAGGGTGGACTCACCCACGTCGAGCGCGTCGGGGTCGGTGTAGGTGGCTGCGGCGAACTGTCGCACCATGTCTGTCACCAGCCCCGGACGGCGACCTTCGGCGTGCCCGCCGAGATCAGCTTGATGGTGGCGAGTTCCGGCCCGTAGGGCTGCAGGGAGACTGCGCCGATTGCTGCCGGGAGTACGACGGTGCCGTTGCCAGCGACGGTCGGCGTGGCGCCGTTGACGGTGAAGTAGACGGCTGCGGTGCCGTCCACGCTTACGACCTCGACGTTGTCGTAGTCGGCGTCCAGCGTGACCGTGCTGACCGTGTTGGCTACCAACGTGACGTGCCTGCTGTCACCTTCGGGCTTGGGCATCTGGGTTCCTCTCAGGCTTTGGCGGTGACGTAGAGGGTCACGTCGAGGGTGTTGTCGGAGTTGACGGGATCGACCGATCCGATCCAGATGACCGGCGTGCTTCCGACCGGAGGCCGGGCACGGTTGGCGTCGGAGCCGTGCACCACGATCACGCCGCCCGATTGCGCTGCGGCGATCCCGGCTTCCATGTAGTTGAGCCGTGCCGCCGTGATCGGGGTACCGCCACTAGCGTTGTCGGCCCATGTCTGCGGGGTGTACGCCTCCACCGGCTACTCCTCGGGTGTCAGTTCGCGGATGCGGTCGGCCTGCCAGGCGACTGTCTGCTCGAGGCCGGCGATGGTGGCGAGCAGCTTCGGGCGCTCGTCGAGGGCGTCGGCGCCCGCTTGTGCGGCCCGGACGATCAGCGGCGCGTTGAGGGAGCGGAGCAGGTCGGCGTGCTGGCTCACAGGGCGGTGTGACGCCCCGCAGGCTCGACGACGTCCGTTGCTGAGGCGGTGCCGCTGTTGCCCAGCCGCAGCGACAGCAGCGAGGTCAGGAACGAGATCACGGTGGCGAGTGCGGCGACGGACAGTGCGCGGCTCCAGTCCACGGACAGCAGGTCGGACACGCCCTGCACGGTGAGGACGGCGAGCAGGGCTTGAGCGAAGGTCTTCACGGCACGCTCGGCGGCGTCGATCCAGAACTGCTTGGTCACGGGTTCTCCTTCGGGTGGCGGGCCCGCCAGCGGCGGCACAGGCGGCGATACAGCCGCCCGGTCGGGTGGTAGAGCACGGCGAACAGCAGGAACGTCATCGCCGTACACAGGTAGACGTTGCGGCTACCGCCGGGCAGGTGCTGGCGGTAGATCTCCCAGGTGCCGTAGGTGACCGCGGCGTTGAGCACGACGATCCCCAGCCAGGCGAGTTGGTTCTCCGGCTTGTAGGTCAGCCAGCGGCGCCACTGGAATCCGCCGACGATGGCGACCAGCAGGCCGACGACGATCACGTAGATGCGCAGTGTCTCAACGGTCACCGCCGAGCCCCTTCGTGAGCTGGACCGGGAACGGGGGCGGGGGCGGAGGTTTGCCCTCCGCGATGTGATACCGAAGCGAGAGGATGTAGTCCGACGCGAGGCGGAACAGGCCCTCGGCGTTCTCCAGGCGGGTCTCGAGCCGCTGCTGCCGGTCCTCGAACTTCTGCGCCACCGCCGCGAAGTTCACGCGGTCGGCTGCCCGCTCCTCCTGCAGTTGATCGATGATCGTCTGCGTGTCGGAGGTCTTGTTCGCCTTCTTCGCGTTGCGCTGCACCAACCAAACACCGAGCAAGCCGAACGCGGGCGTGACGATCATGGCGACCGTCTGGCCCAGCCCGCTCATTTGTGGATGCGGCGCGGCGGATTCACGCAGCGGCCGAGGGAGATGAGGACGGCTGCGAGGCTTGCCCAGGCGACGGCTGTAGTCCAATCTCGGGTCCAGATACCCTCGGTGACGCCGAGCATCAGCCAATAGACGGCGTAGATGCCGCCCCACAGGCAGATGACGCCGACCGCCGGGGCGAGTTCGATGTGCCGCTGCGGCGGGGTGAGTGCCTTGACGATGGAGTAGGCGCCGGCGCCGAGCCAAAGGAGCGCCCAGCCTCGCACCGGAACCCCTTGGTTGATCCAGGCCAGCGGCGGTCGGAGTTCGTCCGGGGTGGTGCACATGTAGGCGATGCCCTGCACGGTTAGAGCGACGCCGAGAAGAAGTAGGCCGGTGCCCCAGGGGCCGCCGGTTCCGATGAAGTGCTGCTTGTGCGCGTTCGTTGGCACCGACTGGTCCCCCGTGGACGGTGCGGTCAGCTTGCGGCGTCGGCGAACACCCGCCGCACCGCAGCCTCAACGTCCTCCGCGCTGATGCCCTTGGCCTCACCGATCGCGGCGATCACCGACGGCGCCAGCGCGGCGGCGAGGGCGGACTCGTCGATGTCACCGGAGGCGGCCACCGCGGCGGCGAGCTTCCGCAGCTCGGCCAGGGAGGTGCTGACGATGTTGTGGATGTCCTGCACTCCACCGTTGGCGCGACGCATCAGTACGTTCTCGATGCGGGCGAGCTGGGCGGCCTGTTCTCCGGTCATGTCATCGTCCTCTGAATCGGGGTTGGCGAGCACGGCGGCGACGTTCGAGCGCATCGCGCTCATCGGCCACCCGTTGATGTCGACCTTGCGATCAGGCGCCCACTCCGAGTGGCCGCAGCACATGTCGGGACCGAAGCCGCCCAGGTAGCAGTACGCGGCGTTCACGCGGGGGTAGGCAGCGCGCTGAGCCTCGGTCCAGTCAACGCCGTCCGCGGCCTCAGCTTCGGTGCCGAACACCATCGAGTTGCCGACCAGGCCACGCCAGCCACCGACGCCAGCGTGGTTCGCCTTGCCCGCCGCCGTGACTACGGCAATCCCGTCGCGGTCGAGGTAGACGTTCGCCAGCGGGCCGGGCAGTCCAGGGCGACCGTTGAGGACGACGTTCAGCGACGGCCGGGTGGTGCTGTTGCGCGGGCCGGCGGTCCAGTGCGAGACGGAACCGCGCGGGGAGAAGGTCGAGGAGCCGCGAGTCTCCCAGCCGGGCACCAGTTCGACCCGCAGGCCGAAGCGAGCCAGGGCGGCAGGCAATCCGAGCTGGTACGGCATCAGAGATCCCCGGCCGGGTCGTAGGGCACCGTGCGCGGCTCGTCCTCGGGCGGGGTGGCGGCGTCGGCCATGCGACCGTCGCGTTCCCGGTTCCAGTCGAGGTGGTCGTCGGGGGCGGTCACAGGATCGCCGTCCAGTGCAGGGCGACGGCCAGAGTCGAGGCCACCGGGTTTCCGCCGCGCTCACGGATCCGCCAACTGAACCCGGTGGCCGTCACGTCGGTGAGGTTGACCATCGCGTCCACGTTCTGCCCGTCGGTGATCTCGACCGTGAGCTGCACCGACCGGGGCACTGCGGTGAACGCCGTCGGGAAGCTGGTGGTCCCAGTGCGGTTGTTCGACCCCGACGCGATCGACGTGGTCACGTTGTCGGCCTGCAGGAACACGGGCGGCGCGGACTCGCTCAGCCACACCCGCTCGTCGACCACGCCGCTGAGCGCCGTGCCCGAGTTGGTGGGGACGAGGAAGGAGAACAGTGGCAGGTCGAACGTCGTGGAGTTGCGGGTGATGTCGGGGGCGACGGGGGTGGCGGCTGCCGTGCCCTGGATGACGACCGGCTTCACGTCGTGTGTGGCGGTGGAGCGGCGCAAAACGATCCGGTCCCTGCGGAACAGCGTCGAGTTGGTGTTCGGCGCGACGGCCACCGCCGTCGTCGGGGCGCTGCGGGAGTAGCCAGCGCCGCCGACGTTGGCGTTGCCGACCGCCAGAGTGATCGTCAGCCCCGATGTCGCCCAGGCCAGCGGGCCGAGGGTGGCCGCGTTCTGCGGGCCGCCGATGACACCCGAGGGTATGGCGGACGGCAGGTGGCGGTACCACTCGACCTCGGCCCAGGGGCTGCCGTCGAACGGGCCCGAAACGTCAGGCATGGTTGCTCACTTCCTCTTGATGCTGGCGAGCTGGGCGCCAACGGTGGCGAGCTGTCGCTGCGTCGGGGTGGGCAGCACGGCCTTCGCGTCGTAGGAGCCGATCGCGGGGCGGATGGTCTCGGCGCCTTCGTCGTTGACCTCGAGGAAGATCTCGCGGATGACGTCGGACACCACCGCCGGCTTCGACTCGCCGGGCAGCCCCACGTAGACGGTCACCTTGTCGCCGAGGCGCCAGTCGGTGCCGTAGGTGGCGGCGTCGGAGTCGGTGAGCGTCACCGTTACCGACACGGTCGGTTCGGCCTCGGCGAGTGCGTCGGCCGCTGCGTCGGTGAGATCGGCGGCCACGGGGGTGTCGCGGCGGTCGATGTAGGACCACCGCTGCCGCCGCCACTGCAACGCCAACGGATCGGCCGTGGTCGCCTGCCGCCGCATCCGTGCGTGCAGGTCGCCCTGGCCGGCGGCCAGCGCGTGCGTGATCGACGGCGCCGACTCCGAATACTCGAACCCGACGAGGTTGGACAGGTCCGCGGAGAACACCGCCGAGCCGGCCAGGTTGCGGGGCGCGGTGATGTCGGCCCGCAGCGAGCCCGGCGACGCCGTCATCCGCAGGCCGAGGTTCGCCCCCGACGTGACCGAGATGACCTGCAGCGTGCCGAGTGCGCTGCCTTCGCTGTCGAACAGCGCTGACCACTTCCGCGACTTACCGAGCCCCGGGTCGTCGCCGAGCACGAGGCCGGTGACCTGCCGGTCGGCGCGGGCCGTGGGGCCCGCCTGATCGGAGATGAGCTTCCGCATGGCCGAGGACGCCAGACCGCTGTACGTCCAGTAGTCGTTGACCACCTGATCGTCGGCGGCCCGCAGTGGGTCGGGGAACACCAGCCGGTCGGCCAGGTGGACCTCGTCGCCCTCGCAGTCGATCTGGATGACGGCCCGGCCGGACTCCTGCGACCACGTCAACTGGCGGTGCGTGACCAGCCCGGTGAACTCCTGCCGGCCGTCCCGCCAGAGCGTGACGCCCATGCCGGGGCCGAGTGCCGCCCACCGTTCGGCGGTGTAGTCGGTGGAGACGACGGCCTTGCCGACGCCGAGGTGGCGGACCACGATCTGCGCGGCCAGGATCGGCAGCGCAACTGTGGGCGCGTAGTCGACGCCACGGGCGAACATCGTCCACTCGTGGAACTTCCGCAGCACCGAGGGAGGAGGCACGGGAATCCCGTAGGTCGCCGCCGTAAGCGTCCCCGTGCCAGTGAAGCCGACTGCGAGGGTGTTGTTGTTCGGTGTGACCGTCGCGGTGAGCGAGCTGGCACCCGGGTAGACGGCGCCCGGGAACAGGGTCGATGGGTCGGGGTAGACCGCGTCGGAGAACGAGACGGCGATGGTGGCCGGCGCGGAGCCGATCGGCCCAACCCAGGCGCTGTCGTTGTCCTCGACCGCATCCAGGATGACCGTCGTCTGCTGGGCGGTGACGATGCCGAGCGCGTGCTGGTCGACGGCACCGGCGGTGAAGGTGCGGGTACCGGTGTCGTAGCTGGCGGTCGTACCGTGCAGGTTCGCGCCGTAGAACAGGCGCACCTGCTGCACGTTGGCGGGCAGATCGAGGCGCCACTCGACGCGCACCCACTGGCCCACCGGGATGGTGCCGTTGGGCGCGGAGAAGACGTTCGTGCCGCCGTTGAACACGACCAGGGAGCCGCCGCCCTGCATCCGCAGGCTCGCACGGGTCGCACCCCCGCCGCGCGCCTGCGCGAACGTGAACACCGATGAAGGCGCCGTCGGGAGGTACATGTAGAAGCGGCGGTATAACACGGACTGCGCGCCCGCGTAGTTGATCCGCAGATCCCGAGCGGCCGACGTCGCGGGGGCGACCTGCGCGGCGACCACGCCGCCCAGCGGCACAACCGTGGCGTCGGTGTAGGTGATGTCGGCGGAGACGGTCGAGAAGCCGGAATCGACGGCCGTGACAGCAGAGCCGTTGGAACCACCCTCGAACGACCCGACGAACAGCGTCGCCATAGGGTCAGCTCTGGCTGTAGGTGAGGGTGACGCTCACAGAGCCCGTGGAGGTGGCAGCCCCAGCCGACTTGTCGAGGAACGTGCCGCCCGACGGGGCGGTCCACAGCCCGACGTGGGTGATCGCCAGTCCGGCCGCCGTGGTCACGATCGCCGAGCCGGTCACCTGCCCGTCGGTCGGACCCGGAATCCAGGTGATAACGGCGCGCGAGTAGCCGCCGCCGGACACCTCGCTGGCGCCCGTGGTGCCAGGGTCGGCGGTGTGCAGCGAGACGTACGCGGCGGCCTCGCTGTAGGCGACCGCCAGGTTCTCCCGCTGAGTCGTCGTTGCGATAGCCACCTAGACCGCCCTCTCAGATTCCTGCGTAGCGCGGGCGGTATGCCCCGATGATGCGTGAAGCGGAAGTGGCCCCCACCAACTGTGCAGACACCCGGTTAACGCCCTCGATCAGCGGCCACAGCGCGGGGTCAGACGCCAGCGCCGGCATCAGGTTCGTGCCGTCACCGCGCCGGATCGTCTGAAAGCCGGGGCGGGTGTCGATCAGCATCGACTCGCCCGCCGCCAGCGAAGCGTTGATCTGGATCTGCCGGCCGGTCGTCTGGTTCTCCAGCAGCAGCGACGAACCCGGGCCAACCACCGTCCACTGCGGGAATGTCGGCGCGTCCGTGTCCGACAGGTCGACGGTGAACATGCCCTGCACCGACGACGCGGAGGGCTCCAGCGGGAAGATGGGGAAGAAGTTCGACGGCGCGTCGAGCGCGAAGGCGACCGACCGGGCCTCGCCCAGCCACCACGGTGACGGGGCGTAGAACTTGAGCGCCGCCTTCCACCAACTGCCCGCGAGGGTGGTGTCGCCGGACTCGTCGCCCTGCAGGCCGTCGGTGCAGTAGCAGTCGAGCGTCCGCGTCTCGCCCTCCGGGGTCGAGTAGCTGAGCAGACCCGACCCGGCCTTGGGGCGCATCGCGTGCACCAGCCCCCGGATCCTCGTCCGCAGCTCCGACTCGCCGTCGGCCTTGACGAGCAGTCCGAGGGTGATCTCATTGCCCACCGCGCGGACGTTGCTGACGTTCTCGCCGTCCAGACCGGCGTACCGATCCGTCACCATTTCGTATGTGACGGAACGCAGGCCGCGCGTGCCGTTGGAGAGCACGCGGTAGCCAGCGCCCTCGTCGGTGAAGTCGAGGACGGTGGCCCCGTCAGCCGACGTCCACGTGATCCGGTCAGCCATGCAGGAACTCCAGATCCCGCTGCACGTCCCGCACCTTCGTTGCGATCACGCGGGCGTTCGACTCCGGCGCCGAGATGTTGATGACCTGCGACCGCGACTCGTTGCGCACCACAGACCCTCCCCATCCGCTGCTGCCGGAGAACTCCCGGGACCGCATGTTCTGCTCACGCGGCACGACCCGCTCGCCCTGGTGTAGATAGGCCAGGCCGTCCTGCGGAACGAAGGGTGTCCCCGTCTTGTAGGAGGCGATGTGCGCGTGGTTGTAGTGCCCCGGCGCCATGAAGATCGTCTGGAAGCCAGCCGCCCGAGCCGCCGCAACCAACGGCGCCAACTCGTGCTGCTCCGCAGAGGACGTCCCCGCGCGGGTGTTGACGTCGATCGCTCTGCCTGAGTAGTGCTTCGAGCCGCGAACGTGCGCGCCAGGAGTGACGCCACCGAACGCGGGGTGCTCGGAGACGCGAGCGCCCATCGACTGCAGCCACCGGCCGAACCCGACCAGCGCTCCAGAGCCCAGCGTCGCCCTGCCGCTGTAACCCACGCCATCGGCGGGCTCGGCGTTCTTCATTGCGGACGCGACCGAAGCCATAGCCGCCTGAAGATGGGTGTCGTCGAACGAGACCGCGACCTGGGCTGGCGCGTACAGCGCTTCTCGGTGGTCGTTCGGATTGCCCTTCCAGCCAGCCGCGATAAGCCGGTTCCGCTCCTCCCATGAGATGTTGTTAGCGAGGACGTAACCGCCGTCCGCGTAGCCAGGCATCCCGACCAGCGAGCCGACAGCGCCAGGGCCGCCCAGGGCATTGACCCGGTGCTGCGGGACGACGAACTCGCCCGCGTGGACGATGCCGGCGGGCTGGTACTTGTGCCCCGCGCCCGTGTAGCCGCCCTCGGCGAACTCCTGCAAGCCGCCCTGCGGGTTGATGATGAACCGGCCGGCGGCCTTGACCTTGACCTCGACGGTCTTGCCGTGCAGGTTGTCGATCCCGCGCTGGGTGGCCGCGATCTTGTCGTTCGCCGCCTTCGTGTCGGCGTCGATCTTCGTCTGCCGCTCGGACGGGATGCCGAGGATCTGATTCGCAAGGTCCTTAGCGGCAGACTCGCTGATGCCCATCTGCTGCGCGGACTTGATGAAGCTGGCGCGCAGCTCAGCGTCCTTGGCGCGCACCTTGTCAGTGCTGGCGCCCTGGTTGATCAGGGTGGCGATCAGGTCGTTTCCCGAGTCGCGGACGTTCAGCAGCACGTCGGCCGCCTTACGGCCAGCCTCCGACTGCAGGTTCAGCTTCCCGGACCCGTCGAGGACGTGGCCGTTCAGGTCCTTGACCGCGTCCTTGGCGTCCGCCACGGCCGACTGGAACGCCGATTCCACCTGGATCATGGAGACGTTGGCGCCGGTCAGGATGTCTAGCGAGAGCTTGAAGCTGTCGACGGCCTGCTTGGCGTCGTCGACGGAACTCTTGGCCTCGTCCATCGCCTTGCTGACGGCAACGGTCGCCTTGGTCGGCGTGGTGCCGAATTCCATCGAGTAGAAGTTCTGGAACAGGCGGTTGACTTCACTGACAGAGCCGGTCAGGTCGATGTTGTACTTGCTGGCGAGCGACAGCACTGCATCGCTGGTCATGCCGAACCGCTCAGCGAGAGCCCCCGCGCCGATGTCCACCTTGAGTTGTGCCGCCTCCGCCCGGTCCAGGGCGGCCTGGTACACGTCGAGCGAGTCGGCAACTCCCTGGTCGGTGAAGGGGCCCGACCAAAGCTTGTCCCAGATGCTGCGGTTCTCTATCTCGCCGCGGAGGTCAGTGACCTTGGACTTGAGCTGATCGATGGTGCCGTTGATGGCGTCGACCTGGGCACTGCCGCGCGCATCCGCGACCGCATCCCACATGCCGCGAACCTCGTCGCGGGCGTCTGAGGCGGCGGTAGCGAAGTCGATGATCCCGGTGATGGCGTAAGCGATTCCCGCCACGGCAGCAAGAGGCGCAGCGGTGGTCAGCAGGCTCATCAATGCGATCCGCGCAGTGCCAGCCGCGATCCCGAAGGCGGTGGTGGCGCCCGTAGCCATGCCCATCGACGTGACGGTGCTGACGATCCCGACAGCCACACGGGAGAACAGCGCGCCAAGTGGGCCGCGCAGGGCGACCCACCCGGCCATCGCCGCGAGGGCCACCTTGACCGGCCCGGGGAGGTCGGCGAACGCGCCCACGGCCCAGTTGACGCCATCGACGAGGCCGCCCAGCATCTGCACCAGATCGCGCAGCGGGCCTTGCGCGCCACTGCCGAGACTGATCATCAGCGTGTCGAAGGAGCCGCCCAGCCGCTCGAGGTCGCCCGAGAGGTTGTCGTTCAACGCCGCAGCCTGCTTCGCGGCGTAGCCCTGGTCGTTGACCTTGCTCGTCCAGTCGGCAATGCCCGCCGCGCCCTCCTTGTAGAGGACGTTCGCGGCGCGCACAGCATCCGAGCCGAAGATGGTGGCGAGGGCGCTATTCCGCTGCTCCTCGGTGAGCCCGCTGAGGTGGGCCTGCAACTGGCCGGCCATCTCGGAGACGCCGAGCATGTTGCCCTGGGCGTCGTACATGTTCAGGCCGAGGTCGGACATCAGCTCGGCGGCCTTGCCGCTCGGAGCCTGCAGCGCCTGCAGCATCGTCTTGAACGACGTGCCCGCATCCGAGCCGATGAGGCCGGCGGAGGCGAAGGCGGACAGAGTGCCCGTCGTCTCCTCGATCGACAGGCCGGCGGCGCTGGCGATCAGGCCCGACTGGTTCAGCGCGGCGCCGAGGTCGCCGACGGAGCCCATCGCCTTACCGGCGCCAGCGGCGAGCAGGTCTGCGACGTGGGGGAGCTGTGCACCGGACAGGCTGAACTGAGTCATCGCCACGCTGGCGATACCGGCCGCGTCCGCCACGTCGAGCTGGCCGGCAGCGGCGAGAGACAGTGCGCCCTTGAGGCCGCCGCCCATGATGTCCTTCGCCGAGACGCCGGCCTTCGCCATCTCAGTGATGGCGCCAGCCGCCTCGGTGGCGCTGTACTGCGTGTCCGCGCCGGCCCTCATGGCCGCTTCGCGCAAGTCGCCCAGAGTCCCGGCCGTGGCGCCCGTCGCGGCACCCACCGCCGACATGGACTTCTCGAACTCCATCGACTTCGAGATCGCCATCCCGAGGCCAGCGACAACCGCGGCGCCCATGACGAGGGCGCCCTTGCTGGCGAGGTCAAACCCGCCCTGCGCCTTCTTCGTGCTCGCCGACGACGTCTCGCCGAGGCGCAGCGTCGCCCCAGCGGCCTTGTTCATTCCGCCGACGTACTGGCCGACATTGGCGACAAGGTTGACGGATACAGTGCGGGTTGCCACAAATCCCCCGCTCTGTCGTCAGAAGTTGATTGGTCACAAGCGGGGCGAAACGCGATACCGTGCCCGGCTATGCACAGCAAACGACTCGCCGCAGCATCCCTAGCCGTCTTCGCATTGGCCGGGTGTGGAGGCAGTGGCGGCGAAGGCGGCGCTTACCGTGCGTGCGAACGGGCCGTCGAGTCGCAGCTCAAGTCGCCGTCGACCGCCGACTTTCCTGGCGCGACTGGCGCGACCATTACCAGCAGCGGTGACACCTACAAGGTGTCCGGCACCGTCGACTCGCAGAACGGATTCGGCGCAATGGTCCGGTCAGGTTTCTCCTGCGAGCTACGCGAGGTCGACGACAATTGGAAACTAGTCAACGTCTCCGTCGCCTAACCCCAGTCCGGCCAGCAGGTCGGGCTCCACCGTCTTACGGAATCGCGCGGCCATCTGAACGGCCGTCCGCGTCGCGTCGTCCCGCTTCTCGTCTACCGCCGCCCGATGCGCGGCGAGGGCGTAGGTCGCGTGACACTGTTCTTCCTCGGCCTCGAAAGCGAACTGGTAGTCCGGGTCGCGGCACCAGACCTTCGGTAGCCCGCAGGAGGGGCAGGTGTCGGCCTCCTCCTCCGCGAGCGCCACCGCCGCATCAGTGTCCGCGTCGAGGAACAGGGGTTCACCGGGCGGCGGAGTAGGACGCCCGGTGAACACCGAATGGGGAACCCCGTAGGCGCGCGCCTGCTCTAGTTCGAGCCGGAACCGGCGATCAGTTCGGAGGCGCGCACGGAGAAAGGGACCGTCGTGCTCCCCGTAGACGCCAGCCACGCGGCGCCCACCATTTGATCAGCGTGTCCGCGGGACACCTGCTCGAGCAGCTCGTCGGCCTGCGCCTCGGTCATCGTCGGCTCGACCGCCGACGCCGCGAGCAGCGCGCCCGCGCCGGCCTCGACGTCCCAGGCCATGTTCGAGCCCTCGGGAGCGGGGAAGCGATCCGTGATCCGCTTGAGCGTGTTTTTGCCCAGGCCGCGGAACTTGAAGGTGATCTCAGCGTCGCGCATCTCGGCTTCGAGATCGTGGATGCGCTGCGCCACCTCGCGCCGCTCGCCGCCGCCGGACAGAGAGTTGTTGCCCAGCGCCTCACGGTTGAGGAAGTCGAGGCGCGCGGTCAGGTCATCGTGCTCGGCCTGCAGGTCACCGCGCAGACAGATAGCAACAGACCGAACCGGGACCTTGATCTTGCCGAGAACGTCTTCGATCGATGGCACTGGCACTCCTGGCTGGAAGTTGGCTGGATGGCTGGAGACGGAGGGCGGTCCAGCCAGGCCGCCCTCCGTCGTCTAGATCAGGCTGCGACAACCGCCGGGTCGTCGAACCCGCGCGGGGTGCCGGTCGAACCGAGCTGAACCGTCACCGTCTGGATGGTGTTGGGCGCCGGGACGTCCGGGTTCGGCCGGCCGCACTGCGACGGGTAGACCTCGACCTTCTGGGCAGCCGCGAAGGCCAGCCCGGAGTCGAGGCCGCGGCGCACCACGAGGTAGCCGACCGCACGGAAGGACAGGGCGTCGCGGACGGCATCGGTCGTGCCGGCTGCGCCCGCCTTGTACTTGAGCGTCGTGGTCACCTTCGACCGGCCGACCTGCTCGGTGTCGTACGTCGAAGCCAGCGCCGAGTTGTCGATCATGCTCGTGTCGAACGAGATGTTCAGCCCGTCCGGCGTCAGCCGGCTCTCGAGCGCGACGCCCGCGGTCAGCTCGGCCACCGTGGGGGCGCCGAGGTTGGCGATGATGGGAACCCAGGAGGCGCGGAGGTTCCCATCCAGCAGCATGTCAGCGATGTTGGGCACTTCACTTCTCCTGGTTCGTGGCGTCGGCGGTGGCCTTGCTGTTCACTCGGCCGTCGGAGGTCAGGACGAGGTAGCCCTGGTTGACGAAGAACGGGACGGCCGCCTTCGGCTTCTGGATCTCCTGCCCCTCGGGGCTTCGGAGGGTCACGCGATCGTCGGCCACAGCGGGCCCCTTTCGTGTCGCTTGGGGTGACCACCCCGGGGCCCCGGGGTGGACGTTAGAAATGGCTGGTTCAGGCGAGCGAGGTTGCGAAGCGCCACTCGCTGACCACGTCGAACAGCGGCGGGTCGGCGTCGTCGTCGCGCTGCAACGGCAGGGACGTCAACTGCTCGGGCATCGACAGCAGCCGGTCGCCGATCGTCTGACCGCGCAGGTCGAGAACGGCGGCGGTGAGCTTCTGAGAGGCGAAGCGGGCCGCGTCCGGCGTCTGTCCGTAGCAGTGGAACGTGCCGACGACGGAGAAGCCGTCACGGGACGCCAGTGAGCTGTCCTCCACCCGGCCACCGTCGAAGAAAGCCACGATGTAGCGGGTCGTCGCCGTGGCCGGCTTCTTGCCGTCACCGAACGCCACGCCGGCAGCCTCAACCGCCGCCTTGAGCGCCGACACGAGCGGCTGCACCGCCACGGCCAGCGTCACAGCAGGTGCTCCGCGATCCGTGCGATGGCATCCTCGAAGCGGGGCTCCTCGGCGTCAAGCGCCCGCCCAAGGTCGCGGTGCGGCGGGGAGTGGTCGCCACCGCCGCCGTACTCGAGCAGGTTGCCCAGTGCGCCGCCGCGCTTACCCTTGTCGTAGCCGATCTCGGCCTCGACGACCGGGGAGCCGAAACGCTCGCCGTAGTTCGTGTCGTAAGTGATCGCGTCGCCAGCGTGGGCGTTGTGGACCGGCGCCGACTGGCGGACGTTCTTGCGCGCCTCGGTCTTGATGCGCTGCGCGCTCTGCTGCACCGCCACGCGGGAGCCTGCGGCAGCCTTGAGGCCGGACGCGACGAGCGCGGCAGCCAGCGTCTCGGGGGTATCCATCACGACACCTCCGTGCACGCCAGCCGTCGGGCGGTGATGTCGTCGCCGCGGGCCACCTTGCGGATCTCCACCGTGATACCGACCAGCGCCGGATCACGGGACTCCGTGACCGTCAGGCGCTGCCCCTCGATCACCGAATCGACCGCGAACGGGATCGACACGAGGTAGTCGAAGATGAAGACTTCCTCGCCACCGACGGCCATCGCTGAGGCTTGGGTGTCGGCCGGCCGGACGCGGCACGGGCCGAACCACACCGTCTCCTGCGCCTCGGTCACCTCACCCGTGGCCGGGTCGGTGATCGGCTCGCCGGGGGTGAACACGGTGCAGGTCGAGGTCATCATCGACTCGGCCATCGCGCGGCCCATCGCGGCGACCTGAGCGACGTTCACAGGTTCTCGTACAGCGGCAGGTTCATCGTCAGCACCGCACCGCACGAGCAGTACAGGGCGCCGAACCGCAGAGCACAGATGTCGGCGTGCTGCTCCAGCGAGACGCCCACGGTGTCCACCGCGAACGCACCCGAAGGCCCATCCGTCTTGCACAGGGCCTGCAGCTCCTCGACCTCCGACGGCCAGAACAGCGTCCGCCGCTGCTGCCGGTTGTCGAACGAGAAGGAGGCGTCATCCACAGACGCCGTCTGCAGCGCCCCCGAGCCGGCCTCATGCCAGCGCAGGACGACGCCGCGCAGAATCCCCTTGGCGGCCTCAGCGTGCGCGAAGTCGGCCTCGAGGATGCAGGGCGCGACCCGGGCCGCGCGTGCCGTGACGTCGGCGATCATCGCTTCCGCCTTCGCCGCGGGAATCTCGGCGAACGGTGCGAGGTCGTCAGTCGTCAGCGACACGGCGGCCACGGGTCACTCCCTCACTTGCTGTTGGACTTGGCCGGAGCCGACTTCGCCGCAGCCTTCTTCTCGTCGGCCTTGAAGTCCGAGGAGAGGAGGACAGCCGTCTCATCCGAGGCGTTGATCACGACGCCCCGGTAAACGAAGCGCGCCATCACACGTTGTCGACGAGCTTCGCAAAAGCCGTCAGATCCATGAGGGCCCAGCCGTAGACGACCTCCGCCCGCAGCGCGATCTGGTTCTTGCGCTTGAGGTCGCCCTGGCCGTCCGGGTCACCGAACTCGATCTTCTGGATGGGGATGTTGCGCTGAACGCCCCACCGGATCGTCGAGAAGTCGCCGATGATGCCGCGCACCTTGGTGTCCGTGGCCTCCGGGGTGGCGGAGACGGTGGACGACACCGAGGCGTTCAGGCCCTCGAACTGGGTGATGTTCGTGCCGAAGC